CTTCTCAAGTTCCAACAGTTGATTATCAAGTTGCAGGAACAACTTTAACATTCAATGTTGCTCCATTGAATGGGACAAACATTGAAGCAAGAACATTTACTTCTGCTGCTGTTGGATTGGCAGGTCGTGATGGTCCTCAAGGACCAACTGGACCATCTGGTCCAGCTGGTGGTCCACAGGGTCCTCAAGGTGCTGCAGGTCCGCAAGGTCCGCAAGGTCCGCAAGGTCCACAGGGACCACAAGGCACAGTAGGTGCAAGAACTTACACAGTAACTGCTTCTGGTGCAAGCCATTATGTGATAGACGGTTCGAATGATCCAACAATCACATTATTGCGTGGATTTACTTACATATTTGATGTAAATGCATCAGGACACCCTTTTTGGATTCAAACTGTTTCTGGTGCATATAGTTCTGGAAATGTCTACAGCACTGGAATAACGAATGGTGGCGCAGCTGTTGGATCAATAACATTTGCAGTGCCATATAATGCACCAAATACTTTATATTATGCGTGTCAACATCATGCTTCTATGGCTGGCACAATCAATATTAGCGATCTCGGTCCTCAAGGACCGCAGGGTCCGCAGGGACCACAAGGACCGCAGGGTCCACAAGGTCCGCAAGGTATTGAAGGTCCTCAAGGACCGCAGGGTTCACAAGGTCCTCAAGGACCGCAGGGTCCACAGGGTCCACAAGGTCCACAAGGTGATGCTTCAACTGTTCCTGGTCCACAAGGTCCACAGGGCGCGACTGGTTCAGCAGGTCCACAAGGTCCACAGGGACCATCTGGTCCATCTGGCGGACCGCAGGGTCCATCTGGTCCAACTGGTCCGAGTGGTCCATCTGGTCCTGGTGGTGATGTTGGTCCTGCATACGCTCAAGCGAATGCTGCTTATGCACAAGCGAACAGTGCGTATGGTCAAGCCAATGCAGCATACACTGCGGCAAACAATGCTGTATTAAGATCTGGCGATACAATGACTGGAACTTTGACGACAACACTCAAGTCGTACAAAGAATTCTTAGTTACGAATACGAATGTTACAACTGCAAATACGGTTGATCTATCAAACTCAAACTGGTTTAGATATACTCTGACTGGAGGCACGACATTTACTTTTGCCAATGCACCAGCCTCTGGAAACACATATATGTTTGCGATGTTAATTATTCAAGATGCTACTGGCGGTAGATCTGTTTCTTGGGCAAATACGATTTACTGGGCTGGTGGAACAATTCCACCAGCAACAACGACAGCCAATGCCAGAGATGTTTGGACATTCACTACATTTGATGGTGGCTCAACTTTCATTGGCACATTGACAGTTAAGGACGCACGATGACAACAATTGTAACAATTGATATGGGAGGTACTGGCGCGACGCACGCTGCAGGTGCTCGCGAGGCATTGAGTGTTCCATCGATGACGGATATGGGGCAGTCTTATGCTCAAGCGAATAGTGCAAGAGACCAAGCCAATACAGCAAGAGATCAGGCGAATACTGCTCGTAATACTTCTAATAATGCATATGCACAGGCTAATACAGGGAGAAGTGACGCGAACACGACATTCGCATCAATTAATACAACTTTTGAAACTGTGAATACATCATTGAGCACTATGAACATTAATCTTTCTAGTGCACAAACTTGGGCTAATATTGTTTCCTTTGCAGCATATGGGCAAGCAAATACTGCTCGTGGTACTGCTAATGATGCTTATGCTCAAGCAAATGCTAGTTATATTCAAGCAAATGCTAGTTATATTCAAGCAAATGCTGCTTACGGTGCAGCGAACACTCGCCTTTCTGCTTCTGGTGGAACACTGTCTGGTGATTTGATCATCACAGGAAATCTTACAGTTTCTGGCAATCAAACAATCTTGAACACTGAAGTTTTGACGACTGAAGATGCTGACATTATTCTTCTCTCAAACACATCAAGCACACCTGCACTCAATGCAGGATTGATTGTAAATCGTGGAACGAGCACCAATACTTTCTTGCGATGGGATGAAGCACTTGATGAGTGGGGTTGGTCAGATAGTGGAACCACAACATATTATTTTGAAGATCTAAGGCAAGGATTGTCGACAACCAACACGACATTCAGCACAATTAATACTTCTCTTGGGACAATAAACACAAACTATCAAGCGGCATATGCGCAAGCCAACGATGCTCACGGTCAAGCCAATACTGCATATGGTCAGTCAAATGCTGCATATGGTCAAGCCAATGCTGCATATGGTCAAGCAAATGCTGCATATACCAGAGCAAATACAAAACTAGACTCTGCTGGTGGTACAATTTCTGGTAACTTAACAGTCACAGGAACTCTAACTGTCAGCGGTAATGTTTCTTCTATTAACACACAGTCTATTTCTTCTGTGAGTAATGAGATTATCCTTAATTCCAATGCATCTGGCGCACCAACTCTAGATGGTAAACTTACAGTCAATCGCGGATCTTCTTCTAATGTTACATTGCTGTGGAATGAAACTGCAGATAAGTGGGGTTGGACTGATAACGGAACAACATACTATTATTTTGAGGATTTACGCCAAGGATTATCCACAACCAATACAACATTTGGCACGATTAATACTAGTTACCAAGCAGCATATGCTCAAGCGAACACTGCTGGAACGAATGCTGGTAATGCTTACGGTCAAGCAAATGCTGCCTATGCACAAGCGAATAGTGCCTATGGTGCTGCGAATAATCGAGTGCTGAAAGCTGGCGACACGATGACAGGTAATTTAATTATCAGCGCAGCTGCTGGAGCTGCTTCTGGCACATTTGCAGGTGGTGCTTCATTACTCAGAATTCAAGGCAGCACTTCTGCATTTTCAGAACCTAGACTTGATTTTGGTGAACAATCATTATCACCAACTGCGTACATTGCATCCAAGAACGAGGGAAATGGTGGTGGATCTTTAATTTTTGGTAATAGAGACACATCATCTTCAACCAGCACTCTAACAGAAAGATTGAGAATTATTTCTACTGGTAATGTTGCAATTGGAACAACATCTGCATCACAAAGATTAACTGTAAATGGTGCAATACAGCTTACATCATCAAATCCACTTTACTTATTTGATACAAATTATTTTGTTAGAGCCTCAACTGGTCTTGAACTTCAATCTGGAGACTTTATTCGCTTATTAACTAATGGTGCGAATGAGCGAGTTCGTGTTGATGCTAATGGTAATGTTGGTATTGGAACAAATAGCCCATCTACAAGACTACACCTCTATAATACATCAGGTGATGTTGAACTACGATTAAGTGCAGATGGATCATCTGATCCAATGATTCGTCTTACTGGCGAAAATAATGGAACAGGAGAGGGGTTCCGTCTATGGTATGATAATAGCGTTGGTGATACTTATTTCGATAGTGTTTGGTCAAGCGGAACTGCCACAAATCCAGCTATAAGATTTAGAACACAAACTGATACCACCGCAATAAACGCAATGACAATTACTCATAATGGTAATGTGGGTATTGGTAGTCTAAATCCTGGATCAAAACTTCGCGTTGAAGGCGTAACAGACTCAACTGGTAACATCTATGCGCGAAGCGGTATTCAATTCTTTAGAGTAAATGGAGCTGGCACAGGATTATCTTTCTATAATAGCACATATTCATCTTGGTGCATTTATATGTCACCAACGGGTGTTGCAAATTGTGGACCTCATGGCAATTTTACATCACCTGGTTCTGGTCATGGTGTTACATCTTGGGCTCTAAGAAGTTTCATCGAAAACAGTTCTGGATATGGCTTCACATGGGAAACTGGAACTTCCTCTGGCAATCCAACCGTTATTGCTGGACTCGAGGCATCAACAGGTAATTTTAGCGTTGCGGGTACAGTTACTGCAAACTCGGATAGACGAGTTAAGAAAAATATTAGACCAATCGAAAATGCTCTTGATAAGATAAAAGAAATAACTGGTGTACACTTTGAAAAAATAGATACTGGTGAAAAGAGTATTGGTGTTATTGCTCAAGATGTAGAGAAAGTATTGCCTGAAGTTGTTAAACTCAGCGATCCAAACAATCCAGATTCAATTAAATCTGTAGCATATGGTAATATGGTTGGTCTATTGATTGAAGCAATTAAAGAGCAACAACAACAGATCGATGAATTAAAATCTAAGTTGAGTGTATAATGAGTTTTTTTGTTGGTGGAACACAAGTATTTGGTGGAACTGGTGGATTGCCACCAAGATTCACAACAACCACAAGACCTGCGAGTCCAGTTCAAGGACAAGTAATATTCAATACATCGATTAATAAACTTGAAATGTATGATGGATCTGTTTGGCGTGAAACTTCAAACGAACGACCATTTCTTTACAGACAAATCATTACTACAGGATATGTGCTTGCTGGTTATCGTGGTGGTGTTCCATGGCGTAATGTAAATCGAATGGTTCATTCTACAGATGTTTGTACTAACTTGGGTGACCAACTTGAATATGTTGGTGCATATTCTTCTGGTGCTTGTAGTCAAACACTAGGTTTTATTTGGGCGTTTGATAATTCTGGTATTGGTTCTGGAACGCTCACTTCTACATTTAATATGGCAACTGAAACAAGTGCTGGTGCTAATTCTTTATGGAACGTTCGTACAGGTCGGGACGATTGTGGAACTGTCTTCAAGGAACATCAATATGCTTATATTATTGGTGGCGGAACTGCTGATATAGATATATTTGATTTGACTACTGGTACAATGTTGAAAACAGAAACTGGACCAGATTCATCAACAAATAATGGAAGCACGGTGAATGATGAAAATGCGGGGTATTTTTGGGGTGACAGTGGAACATCAGTAAAGGTAAATTTTGCAACTGGTCCATTAAATTATACTCTTGGATCAGCAGGAAATATTGTAGCCTCTCACAGCCAACAAAAAGGCATTAACAGTAAAATTGGTAGAGGTTGGGCTGGGAATGAGGGGTCTTATTTGGGTGGCTATAATTTAAGAAGATTTCAATTCTCAACAGAAACCAGTTTAGGAACTGTCTCAAAACCAGTTGCAAATTGCGGCGAAGAAAATTTTGATATGGGTCAGGCTCATCAATATATGATGGGATGTTATGATGGAGATCAGAATAACAGAGGATGGAAGTTTACATATGCATCAGAAACTGGTGTGGAACTCGGAGCTGGTTCAGTGAGAACAGGGGTTACTGGAGCATCATCAGGTCATTGCGTTTGGAAGGGATAAACAATGTCATTTAAAATTGGTTCAGACACAGTTATTAGCTCTACTGGCTTTTTGATGCCAAAGTATACTACAACAACTCGCCCTTCTAGCCCAACACAAGGTCAAGTAATCTTCAATACATCTACTGGTAAAATGGAAATGTATGATGGAACTAATTGGCGTGAAACGTCCAATGAACGTCCATTCTTGTATCGCCAGATTATCACTACTGGTTACGCAATGGCTGGTTATAAAGATTCATCACCATGGCGTAATGTTGCAAGAATGGTTCACGCCACAGATGTTTGTACAAATCTTGGGGATCAATTAGACATTGGTGCTGCTTATACTTCTGGTGCTTGTAGTCTGACATATGGGTATATCTGGGGTGCAGATAATGCTTGGCCAGGTACTACTACCACAACTTGCGCCTTTAATATGGCAACTGAGACAACTGGTGGACAAAACGCATTGTGGAATATGAGAGCTGCAAGAAATGACTCTGGCACTATCTTTAAAGAACACCAAACTGCCTATATCATTGGTGGTGGTTCTGGTGAAGTAGATATTTTTAATCTTACTGTAAATGTCATGCTCGCAACTAAGACTGGACCAACAACAATTGATGGTCAAGATGCTTATCAATACGGTGTTGGAACTCTGAATGATGAATTGTGTGGATATGCTTATGAAGACAGCGGTACAAAAATCAAATTAAATTTTGCTTCTGGTGCAATGAACTATAGCATTGCTTCTGGTGCAATTTACGGAAACAACTCTCAGCAGAAAGGAATAAATAGTAAGGTTGGTAGAGGATGGTGTGGTGCTGACGGAACTTATAATGGTGGATATATACTCTATCGATGGCAATTCTCAACAGAGACAAGTCTTGGGACAACAGCAAAACCTGTCACAAATTGTGGCGAAGAAAACTTTGATATGGGACAAGAAAGACAGTACATGATGGGATGCTATGATGGTGGCGGTCAGAATAATAGAGGATGGAAATTTACTTACGCTACAGAATCTGGAGTGGAGCTGGGTGCTGGTTCTGTAAGAACTGGAATATCTGGTAGTTCCTCTGGTCACTGTGCATGGAAAGGATGATAAATTATGTCAAATGATCTTGCAAAACCTGATTTCACAAAACTACACAATGAACTGGTAACAAATACTGCAGTTCTAACCTCATCTCATAAAGAGATGGTTGAACGAGCAATCAATCAAACATTTACGTTGCCAGAATTTAAAGCAAAACATTTTGTTGGCAAGGCTCAAATGACGCCTTATGCAGAACTCAAACAATATCTAATTGAATTAAATGCAAGAGAAGATGTAGTTGAAAAGTTAGAGTATGAATACACAAAACTACATCTTCAAAAAGAACTTGAAATCGAAAAGATGAACGCTGCTGATAGCGATGCGCAAAGAAAACTCCATTTATTAGAAGTTATGAAGTATGAACGCTCGCTAAAACGTCAGCAAAATTCTCTTTATGCAGCATACAAAGAAAGAGAATTATTTTTAAATCTCATTGATAAATTCAACAATTCACCAGAAGGTAAACTTCCAGACGGTAGATTGATTTATGATGCTGTGCATGAAGACCCAGCAATTGCTGATAAGTTAGAAAAAGATTATTGGACAATTCGATTGGCAAAACAAACAGCAATGGACATGATCGCTTATGGTCGTGCAGGCGTTGGTAACATGGATGCTGTTATGATGCTTGAGAAAGATCAGCAAGAGCAAGTCATGCAATTGGCTTCTGATTTATTTGTTCGCAACGAATTTCGCACTCAACAGATGCTCACGGCTGCTAACAAGAGCCTTGAACTAGGATATGAGGGCACTGAATTAACCAAACTCATGGGCGTAGAACCAAAGGCAAGAGAAGATGTATATCTTATTCAAAGCAGTCAGCAGTGATAAACTTGGAATAGTACAAGTTGTTGGTAGAATATTGAATTACGCTGTTGGTGTAATTCCAGATACACATGTTGATATTGTTGAATATTCACATTTAAATCCAATTGTACTGACAGAGAATGTAGCCAAAGGATGGCTATTCTTTAATTTGTCTCGCGATTATATTAACGTAAGACAAAATAGTCTTCAGAATCAGCAACTCCAAGTTGCCGAAAGTACAGAACCAAATGATGAAAAGGTTAAGTATTATT